CTCAATTTCATCTAGCGTGAACTTTCGCCCGTTTAAACTGGCACACTGTTCGCAAACCCGCCCATCCCCCGCCGTGCTCCACTCCGCCTGAACTGCTACTCCCTCCACCCCGGCGTTCCTGTACTCCTGTATGGTTGCCGCATGATGCGCCCGGATCACTTCCGTCCTGGCCAGCATCTCCGCCCTGCGCTCCGCCGGTATGAACCGCCCCAGCGTATCCGTTATGCCCAGTTCACCCATACCGCTTCCGTCTATCGTGGCAACCAACCGCTTACCCAGTTCACGCGGGTTCAACCCTGCTGCCAGCCCATCAGACAGTACCCGGCTGATCTGCGTATCCATGCTGGTGGTTATACCCTTCAGGTCGGTGAACACCCTGCTGTACAGCAACCCGACCCGGTCCGCGTGAAACGGCTGATTGAACGCCGCCTGTATCGGATCACCGGAAACGGTGTCCCCGGCATCAGGCACCGGGAAGCCAGCGGCGCGAAGCTCCGACCTTGCCCTACGGATACCGGCCTGGTATGCACTGTCCACGTAGGTGCTCGTCCATGCTTCTTCAGCACTTCCTGCACGACCCGGCCTGCGTACGGTTCGGATACCCCTGCGCCCGCCGCTCAGTATAAACTCCTCGTTCTGCTGCCCCAACCACCGCATGAAGGCGTCCACCTTGTCTGCGGAACGGGTGAATGCGAAGGCACCTTCTGCCGGTGCTGCCTGGAACCGGGGCTGTTGCGTGCTGCCTGCCAGACCAAACACGTCCTTATCCACAACAGCCTCGATTATGGCACGCTTTAAAGAAGCGAATCGACGTCGCATCTCCTTAACGAACCGGTCCCGCAGGGTAAGGGTGCGGGTCGGGTCTAAACGACGCATAGCAAGGACGGTGGGTGCCTTCCTTGCGTTGTTTTGCGCCACGTGTTGCAAAGCACCGTTTACGGTCAGGTTTACTTCCCGATTCAACCTATTTTGATATTCTGTGCAAGTACAGGTATTCAATTATTCCTGCCCCTCTACAGTTTGGTTATCCAGCTCACCTTCCTCTGCCGGCGGTGCACCTTCTTGATGCGGTGGCTGATTACCGGGCTCCTCCTCCATCACATCTTCCCGCAGCATTTCCCCGTTCGCCTTTTTCCGTGCGTCAATTATCCGCTCAACTGACTCATCGGGCAGGTTCATGATCTCGCTCAAGAAACTATCAAACGGCAGCAGCAATTCCATATCCGGTCCGGCTGTAGCGTAGTTCTTCAACGCGGTGCTGCGCGCGTTACCAACGTCCGCCACGTCCTTCTCGGTTGGGCTGTTCAAGTCTGGCCACTCTACCTCGTACCCGTCTGCACCCGGTTCCGCCACCACGCCCAGGTCAATCATCTTGTCGATGAACGGACGAAGTATAACAGGCTCGCAGTGATTCTTGCGCCGTTCTTCCAGCTTCTTGTTCCAGTGCACCTCGTCCTGACCGCTTGCCAACTCACCACGCTCACTGCCCAGCAATATGCGCATCGGCACGCCGTAGGTGATGCTGACCATCATGAGCGCCGCCTTGATGTGGTTGGTCGGGTCTGCCACCTCTGGGCTAAGTTTCTCGACCTTCAAGTTGATCAACTTCATGTACCGCTTGAAGTCGTGCACGAACAGGTCGATCTCAGTTTCCAGCGCCGTGGCAAGGTCCGTCCCAGTGCCTGCACCAGTGTCGGTAAAGTCTGCGTTTTCATCCGTCGTAAACACGTAACCAGGGAACGCACCTTGCCAGAATCCCTCACCAGAACTGCCGGCTATCTTTTCCACATCCAGCAAACGGTTGAACCCGGCCTTCAGGTACGGGACGGCAAACACATTGCTTTCCATGCATTCTTCCGCGATGTGAAGCACCCGGCTGTAATGCACCTGTACCGTTTTAGTGCTGTTTACATCGCTGCTGCCGGACTTTACCTGCTGAATCTTAACTTTGTACAACAACGGCAAACCGTAACGTTCACTGCCGGTGTCCGTTTCCCACGTGTCGATCAGCGCGCTGTCCTCACCGTATGGCTGAACGTATAGCAACTTTCTGCCGTTGTTCCCCGACTTAGGCTTGACCGGGTTCTTCAAATCCATTTCATTTTTTACGTCATCGAACCCCATCAGCAATACACCATACTGCCCTATACGGCTGAGCTTGTCAGCACGGGCAAACACGTTGCCAAGGCGCAACCGCTTAAACAGTGAGGCATAGTCCTCCTCGAACTGGGTGTCCTTGTCCGTCGATTCCAATATGTCTGGCATCTGCGCCCAGCACCCATCAGGCTCCGCATTGATAAGCCGGTATGCCAACCCGGTCCGCAGGTAATGCGCGTAGAACTTAGCATACGTCAGCTCATTCTCGTTTGGGTAGCCAAGTGCCTCGTACAAGTCACGCTTGCCATGGAACGACTTGCCGATCTGACTTGCCACCGCAGCACGGGACTGAAGCGCCGTGCCGGTAAGCACCTTGAACATCGCCTGTCGGAACATGCCTACCACAGTATGTGATTGTGGCTGCTCAGACAGGGACGGGGGCGCGGGCACGGTGCGTTTACGTTTTACTGGTGGCATTTATCGAAATCCTTTGCGTGTTTTTCCAGTTCCGCTTCAAACTCTTTAGTACTCATCAATGATAATTTCTCAAAAACTTTTATAATAGCATCCCTCAAAATAGATTTAAAAATCCGATCCCATTGATACCCTATGGATTTATGTTTTTCCATCAACTCCCCGGTTGCGACTTCTATTCCCGCCATACCTATACCCCCGCCAACACTAATTTGTTCGCCCGCTCCAAGTCGTCAGGCGTGTTTACCTCTACGCCACAGTCCTCCATCGCACCGACGCACTTTATCTTTATTCCAAGCTGCAGCGCCCGAAGCTGCTCCAACCGTTCCATCAGCTCACACTGAAAAGGTTCCTCCGCTGCTAACCTTTGAAGCACATGGTTTCTATACGCATAAATACCTATATGCTTCCACCACACCGGCCCCTTACTCTCCCCATAGTCAATAAAATCCTGGTTTGGCACCTGGCTACGGGAAAAATACATCGCCGTGTTATCATTCCGCATCACCACCTTCACTACACCGGGGTCGTCCCAGCCTTCCGCGCCGCGCATAAACTGAACCGGAGTCGCCATGTCCCATTCCCCCTCGTACATCTCGCGTGCCAGCTGCTGAACTACCACCGGGGCCACGAACGGCATGTTCACCGGAACGCTGATCACAACCCGGTTCGGCCCTATTACGGCTTTGTTGATAGTTTCCGCCACGGGGTGCCCGCCGTGAACCTTTACGACAGCTTCCCCTTCTTTCTCAACCATTTTATACACCCGGTCGTCGTCTGTTGCCACGATCACCGGCCCGACGTCTGCTTTCAAGCAACGCTCCAAGACGCAAAACACCATGGGCTTGCCGCGCACTTCCAAGAGCGGCTTGTCGGGAAGCCGCGCGCCGTCGGTGCAGGCAGGGATCACAATCAGGGGGGAACGGGTCATTGCATCCCTCCAACACCCGCGCCGACAGCGCGCTTCTGCCCAGACTCGAATTTCATCAGACGTCCTTCAATCTGTTCGGGTCGCGTTCCTTTACCTTCGCCAGTTCCTCTTGGAACAACTTGTCCAGCTGCTCGGCGTCCACCTTGCCAAGCTCGGCGAGCGTGTACGCGGAAGACACCAACATGCGGATTATTTCAATTGCTGCTGCGGTTTCCATCGTTTCCCCCTTACAGGTTGGCAAGCTTCTCGACAAGCTCGATTATCGCGTCCGTCGTCTGCTGTTCCGGCAGCGTGCCGGTTTCCACGTAACTGCCGAGCAGCAGCAGCTTGGGCTGCAGCTCTATCAGCAGCGCCTTCTTCTTGCGCATCACCTCTTTCTTTTCCTCGGTCAGGTTAGGCTGCTCGGCGTCCGTCACGTAGCTGTCGTACTGCGCGCTGTACACGTGGCTGGCCCACACGAACATCTCCTTCGCGTTCATGTCCGCCGGATTCTTCATCCCCGCACAGGCCGACACTATCCCTGCCACAAGCAGGGCTATCAACAGCAACAACAGCCGCCTACTGTTGCACTTCATCAACTCCGTTCCCATTTCCCGTTACCTCCTCTGGTTTGTTCCCGTTGTTCTTCGGGGACCGCATCTTGTTGAACGCCGTGGTCGCTACACCTATCAGTATCGTGGTGCCGGCCCCGACGAACGCTTCCTTCAAGTCCGCTATAGCTAACCCCGCTATGAGGAAGCACACGGCGAACGTGGTCGCTATCACGCCGAACGCCAACCGCTCCCCGTGGCTGGCCCTGAACTTAT